GATTTCTTGCGCTGTACATCATCTGTATTTGATACAGTGCCATCAATACCCACCCCACGAATAGGAAAAGAATAATCAAAACATTCTTTCCAAACCTTTTCATGGGGTTTTCTAGCGGCTTTAAGGTTTGCTAAGCGAGAAACAATTTTATTAGCTAACTTACTATCAGTCATATTATGCGCCTAAGGTACTTTTACCACCTGAATCACTACCACGCTCACCACCACTAGACAGTAAAGAACTATTACGGCGTTGTTGTTTACGTGCTGCTGCTGCCTTATTAGCTTGCTCATCGGCTGCTATCTTGGCTGATTGGTCATCCTTTACAGGGTCTTGCTGTACTACCTTAGGAGTCTTAGGTTTTGGCGCCATTGCCTTACTAGCCATGCCACCTGCTAAAGCACCAACACCTACTGCTATTGCTGTTTCTACACCCATTTTATTAATCCCCTAAACTTTAAACTAACCAACCTTTATCAGTTAAAACAGGTTTCTTTTTAACTGAACTACTTGTATTACCACCAACGGCATGACCTGTTGAATTACCTTCTTTAACCTGTGCAATCTCAGGAACAACAGCACCTGTTTGGTTTTCAGAATCGCTAAAAGGCGCGTGCGCGCGCGAATCATCACCGTTTGAATCGCCTTTATCACTCGAACTTGTTTGATTTTCAGAACTAGCAACAGCATCATTTTTAGAATTGCCTTGATTAAGCTCATTTGCTTTTGCCTCTGCTTCGTCTTTAGAACCTAGAAAGTCTGCTATGTAATTACCAGCTTCATCCACTACACCATAACGACCAGCGGCTTTATGCTTTGCGGTATAACTCATTTAAACACCTCTTTAATCCAGTAAGTTAAGGGATTACATCAGGTCAGGTTAGTACCTCCCTCTATATCCCCCTCCTTAAAAGACTACTTTTAAAGATTTCCGAGTTTCCGAGTTAATAAGTTTTATTTGATTTTGGTTCAGAATTATTTTTAAATTGATATAGCGGCTCTACTTCATATTTACAAATAAAAGGATTCTTAAATTGAAGAAATTAAACTTTTTTAAATGGCTTACTAATAAAACCTTAGAAAAGACAGAAGTGCTAGAAACATCATATGATATGCGTTTTGCTCGTAACAATGATGTTGATTTTATTATCAATGAAATTGACTTAGGTGTAAGCGCAGGATGTTATGGCCACTTTTTAAAGAGAGATGAACTTAAAAGTGAACTGATTACGATTATTGAAAAAAGTTCTCTCGATCCAATGTTTAATCAGTTTTTATTTGTATACATTGATAACAAAGATATCCCTATTGGTTATACTCATATTGTAGGCACTTCAGATAAATTTTTAAATATAAAAATGTTTGGAGTAAAAGAGTCTCTAAGAGGGCAAGGAATAGGAACAATATGCCTAAAAATGACTTTAGATGCTAATTTACATCATAACTTTCGTGCGGAATGTATGGCTGCCGCAAAGGAAATGCCAAGAATTCTTATTAATCAAGGATTTAAATGTATTAAAGAGACTTCAACAGGGAGAAAAGTATTTGAAAAAAGAAAAAATCAGCCAGCACACTAAAATGATAACTAACCCTATTCACTTTTAGCATATCTAGCCTACCCTCTCCTTTAACTTTAAAGATGGTAGCTCCACCAGCAATTAGAATCTAATACTGGCAAGTCATCCCTAGATTTACCAGTAACATGACACCATAACTTAACTAAACGCTCACCGTCTGCGTGCCTTGGCTCTGTTCCCATTTTCCAGCCGTGAATAGTAGAATCAGCAATATCAATTGTTTTAGATATTTTTTGTAAGTCATAGTCAAGAGCAATTAAATCACAAATTACTCTAAACCAATCTACACAGTATCTACTTACACAAGTTTTAGCCATTTATCACCTTACTTACAAATACTTCAACTCTGGGTTGCTCTGAATAACACTTCTGAACGTCTAGCTGCACCACTTGATTATCATCTTTAAAAACTATGGTATTTAACCCATCTAAAATAGACTTAGCTACATTATCTATATCTGGCTTTTTAGCTGGCAAAATAATCCCTGCAATTGCACTGCTACGATCTTTTTTAGTCATAGATTTAGGAATTGGCATATAAGCGATAATTGACAGTCTAACAGGGCACTCTAAGGGTTTTTTAAACCCTAATTCATTCATGGCTGCTATAGCACAGTAAGAAACATGATCTTCGTACTGTTTACTTTTTTTAGGTGTATAAGCCCTCGCAAATCCGCCCACAGTGGTAACTCTTGGCCTACCTTTTGCCACAGGCTCACCGCTTACAGTAAATTTAATCACTTTAAACTCTCCTCATACTCTCTTTTCAACCTTAAACCAATTTCACAATAACGTTTACTTGGCGCATAACAACAATTGCCCTTAGATTCCATTAAATGATCTAAAAAGGCGTAAAATTCTGCTGTATTAACTTGATCTTTTAACAAGCCCTTTAAAACCACTATAACCACCTCGACCACTAGCTTTTAACCTCTCTACCTCTTGACTAATCAAGTCATCTGTAAAGCGATAACTAACTTGCTCTTGATTGTGTTCTAATAACTTTCCTGTGGGCTTATCTAAACTCTCGCCATTAGCCCAGCGTCTAGCCATCTCAAAATAATTATCTTCAAATAATCTTTTAATTTGTGAATACCTAAGGTCAGTATAAGAAAGGGTTTTTAAGTCATAAGAACCTGTTTCACGCATAGCAGCCCTAACCACATGATTACTTACTCGCCCACTTAAGGCTTGGCTAAATGCTTGCTCTACCTCAGGTAAACCGAGGGCTTTAAAGTTTACCTCTGTACAAATATTCTTAAACTCTATAGGCGTAGGCGGCCACTCTTTGCCGTTCTCAACCAATAAAGCTATCCCCTTAGCAATTTGCTGTTCGCTTAAAACACAAAGCAAATCAATCCATGCAGTACCATCCTTTGGGGTCGTACCCTGCTTACTTGTCCATTTAGTTTCATAAAGCTCAGCCATACGTCGCCAAAACCTAGCTATCACCTTACGTTGACGGCTAGTAAGGCATGTCATCGTCCGTGAATATTGGGGGTGGCTGTTGGGCTTCCCATTGCTTGAGGTCATCATTAACTTGCTCAATAAGGGGCTTGTTACCTTTGCTATTGTTTGCATACCTTGTTACCTGCTCAGTAAATAAACCAGTCCAACCGTTTTCAATCGATCTTCTAATAACCGCCTCTGCATCAGGCGGCGATAAACCACTAAGTTTTTTTGCTTGCGCCCTGCAAGTTGATTCTGTAGTTTTGTCCTTTCGCTCTCGGCGGTATTTAATCCATTCAGCCCATACTTCACTTGATACGTTTTCAGGCTTAGCGGTTAATGGGTTAAATTTTGGCGATTTAGTTTTTTTAGGATTTTCTAAAGGGGATATAGGGGTATTACTATCTGATTCTGTATCTGATTCTGTATCTGGGGGCGTTACTGTAACGTTACATTCCTGTTTCTTCTTTTCTCTATACCGCCTAACACGTTCTGCGCTACTGTCTGAAATGTATTGTCTTTTATCCCAATTAACAGGCACATTATGCTTATCAATCAGGTTTTTACTTAATAAAATCTGTTTTGTTTCTTGCCATTCTTCTAAGGATATACGCAACTGAAACGCTATATTTTCATCTGTTAACGTTTCATGTAACGTTACATCATCGTTACTATTAACGTTACAGCGTAAACATAACAACATAACAAAACGTCGCTGTGTAACCTCAGTTAACAACTGCACCTTAGGGTCATTGACAAACTCAGCGTAAAACCTAAACCATGCGTTAGCCATAATTAACTAGCCTTTTGGTTAGTCATCACTTCCATGTAAAAATTTTCTATGGCTTTACCATTGTCATAAATCATATTTGAGGTTTTACCTGTAATAACTCTTGAAATATTGGGCTGTGGTACGCCTGTCTTTCTTGAAATCTCGTGCTGAGTAAATCCTTTACTCACAAGCTCAATTAATATTTTTTTGATACTCATGCTATCACCAATTCAATAATGGATTGAATAATAATACACATTTGAATTAATTAATGCAATAAACTAACGATACATAAATGAATTAACGGGATAGGTTTATGACTATAGGTAATCGCATCTTAAGCAAAATGAAAGAAAATAATTATTCTGAGGGTGAACTATCAAGGCTATCAGGCGTACCACAACCGAGTATTCACCGCCTCGTTAGCAATGAAGTCAAAAGTCCTAACATTAATAATGTAACTAAAATTGCAAACGCCTTAAAAATTGAATTAGAGTGGCTTTTAACAGGTAAAGAAAGTATTAAAACCAAAGTTGCTAACTATGTTGATTCAGAATTGAAAAAGAAAAGCGAAACAATCATAGAAATACCACAGTTTGATGTATCCGCTTCTATGGGGGCTGGGCGTACACCTCATGAACTAACACAAACTGTTAATACAATTTCAGTTATGAAAGACTTTTTTGTAAAGTATGGTATTCCCATTACTGCCCCAACCAACCTAGCTATAGTGACAGGCATAGGCGATAGCATGGAAACCACTTTCCAAAGTGGTGACCCCTTAGTCATAGATCAAGGGATAAAAACATTTGTAGAAGATGGGGTATACCTCTTTACCCTAGGCGATATGCTCTA